CCTGATGCGTTTATACGCATTCTTTCAGTGCCGCCAGTGTCGAATATTTGGTTAATTACGTTTGCACTAGACCCATAAAAAATACTGCCACCTGCGTAAGTATCTATAGGACCAACAAAGAAATCGTTAGTAGGGTTAAGCCCTAGTACTCTAGGTGTCCCGCCACCGTTATCTGTTGCGCGTATGTACTGCGCATTGCCAGACATGAGAGCATCACCGCTAAAGCGTATCGACCCTGCAACGTCTAGCTTGTCACTAGGACTAGTAGTACCAATACCAACGTTGCCTGATGCGCGTATACGTAACCTTTCTGTAATTGTGCCTGATAACGTAGTCGCAAAAGCTAAACCCCCGTTACTTGTAGAGTTTTCATTAATCCCCGCGATATACCCCACGTTATCAACTTGATTTTGAAAATATAGATAGGTACTAGGGCTGAACGTAGTATTTCGTCCTTTTAGAGTAATCCCAGAAGTCGTTGTCGAATTAGAGTCTATAGTAACTTCAGTACCGCTAATAGCGCCGTTATTGCCTGTGTTACTAGTGCCAATACCAACGTTTCCTGATGCGTCTATGCGCATTCTTTCTGAACCGTTAGCAAGAAAGCGTAATGAGTCGTCAAAATTTGGGTATATAATACCACCTGCAAACGAGTCATTCACGTCACCAAATGCAATGCCAGAAATGGAATTTGTGGCTGAGCTTATAGTAATTCCTGCGTTTGAAGAACTCTCAACATGTAAGTCATCGTAATTTGCATTTGGTGTTGCTCCCGATGAACCATTAGCAACATTTAATCTAGCGTCTGGGCTGGACGTACCAATACCTACGTTACCCGATGCGTTTATACGAATTCTTTCACTTGCGCCAGTAGCAAACGCCACTGTGTCTGACGCAGGGAAAAACAAGCCTGTGTTCGAGTCACCAGATGTACGTAGTGCAGGCAAAGCCGCAGTGCCAGTGGGTATTCTAACTTGCCCTGTAAAATTAGGGTCTGCTACATCCGCTTTTAAGTTTAACGAAGCAACTGTTGCCGCTTGTCGCCATGCAGACCATGTTGGGTTGCTTGGTGTGTTGCCGCTACTTCCGCGAGAAAATGAACTACCGTCTATACCGATAAAGCGTTGCGTAAACTGAGACTGCGATACACTGTACACCTGATGTATTACCACACCTGTTACCGAAGAAGGTTTATTAGTTGTTGTACCGATGGCGCGATAAAAGCCTGTTTCAACACCTTCTGCGTTATTCAAACTTGTCTGAGGATAATTAACGCCATCAAAAAAACCTAAGCCAAAAGCGCCCACCGTTAATAATCGCCCTGCTGTGGCATCCAGAGCGCTCGTCTGTACGTCTGCACCAAACGCTGTGCCTCTTGTTTCAAGTAAATTAGTGTTGGTATCAACCTCACCATTTAATGCGCTTAAATCCCCTGTAAGACCGCTTATGTCACTCGTGTTTGTATCGGTATTAGCATCCACTTCATCAATAGCGGTTTGCACATCATTGGCAGTAAGACCGCTTATTGAGTTGTTGTAGCTAATAGAACTGGCTTGCGTAACCTGCGCGATTAAATCAAAGTTGCCAGTATCCCCGTTATAGATGATTTGCTCACCTACGTTAACAAGTGTAGGTGTAGGCGCTCCCCCCGCTTGAGATACGGTAATAGTACCCGCTACCGCAATAACGTATAAATCGCCGTTCTGTGGTGTTGGGGGTAGCGAAGCGTTTCCGCCAGATACATCTAACTGCCCACGGTAGACCACTGAGCTAGGCAAGTTGTTAATTAGCGACACTATTTCATCTAGCGCGCCCTGCCCCGTAGTAGAAACAAGCCCACTGCTAACATTGTCATATACAACGAACTGCGCATCAGCAATAGACACCCAGTTATTCGCGCCGTCGGTAGACGGTTGGTTGCCTAAGTTATCTGCAACTACGCTTTTATATAGCGCTCCGTCGTCGATTACTAAATCATTTGCGGCAAACGGTTGAGCGGCGTTCCAAAATTTTATTTGTGATATTTCAGTCCAAAAGGCGTTATCCCCTGCGTTCAGCGTGGGGTCGTTACCTTCGTTCTGGTTAACAAGTGATATATACGCCTTACTATTTGCGCCAAACACAATATCGTTTTGCGCATATACAATATTAGAGTCCCAGATGTTAAACGAACCTAACGAATTAGAATTACCAACAGGGTCGATGTCAAACAACTGGTTACCGTCAGCATCATGTAGTACCGCACGCGCCGACTGGCTATAGAATATGTTTGGCACTTCACCACGACTACCCAATATAACAGGGTTCGCAATGTTAATAGTAAGATTAACATCGGCGAAAATAGCCAACGGGATGTTAGTACCACTTTCAAAAAACGAAAGTTCACCACCTGCCGCAAGGTCGCCGTTTTCTAATATGTACTGCGGTACTGGGTTTATGTAACGGGTCATTGTTGTTCTTCCTCTTGTTCCGCCTCGTTCATACTAGGCGTAGCTGTTGCGGTTAAGGCGCTATTCACAAATCGAATGCCCCTAGCTTCCTGTATGGCTTCTTTTTGCAGTTTAGCACCTGTACGCTCTATTTCATCTAAATTCACGCGGGGGTCTGCTAAGTATTTAGCAAGTACATCGGAGCGGCGTTTGCCCTGCGGCACGTTTTTTAGGTACGTTCTAATGATTTCATCACCGTTCCCGCCCGTCAGTAGTTTTTCACGCACTAAAGCGGCGGCTCGTATATTCGACTTGTCGCCTTTAAACAACTGCTCTGCAATTGCCCGTGTAGGGGATATAATAGCAATTTTACGCAAGCTCGCACTGAACGCCCTGCCGAATTTAGCGGTGTTAACTGCGGCATCTGTGGGGGTGGTGCGTAAAAAACCAAACAAACGCAATACTTTGCTTTCTTCTGGTAAACCTTTTAAGTTAATGATGTTACGCATATCATCAGCAACGCCTTTATAAAAACCCTTTTTTATGTCAGCGTCGAGAATGTTGGTAAACGATGAGGCTATGTTTTTTAGCCTATCTTTTTCGGGCGCGTTAGCCGCTTTTTGGAATACCTCGTCAATGTCTCTAGCCTGAATAATGTTGCCGCTCAATTTACGTGCTAACCTAAGTTTTTCTTTGGCTTGCTCGGTGATTTTCGCGGGTGACCCATCGGGAGCTATTAGCCTATTCCTTGCTGTTTCAGTACCTATGAAATTATCTAACGCTCTAGCCGCTTCGGTAGCCGCCGTAACTTTATCCCCGTTAGTGTAATCTAGGTTATCGAAAAGCATACGCTTTTCAGCCTCAATAGTACCAACGCTCTCATTGTTAAGCCTACCCCCACCACCTTCTAACCGTATAAACGGGTTACGTCTTCTAGTGCCTTGCATAGTTTCTGCAATTTGTGCATCGGTTAAATTAGTATTTTTACGTAACTGTTCTTCGACATACCCCGCCGCTTCTTGCATAGTTCCGCTTCTAAACTTAAAGCCATCGTTGTTTAATTCTTCGTATAAACCGTTTCTAATTTTCCTAGCTTTTTTCATAACCTCACCACCTACCGCTAGCGAAGCATCGTTAACCATTTTATCTTTAGGTTTTTTATTAACGCGCATACCTTTAGGGCGGTAAAAACCCCCCGCCGTATCAAGTAATAACTCAGGCGCGGCAAATAACCCCTCGGCTAGCACACGACTACCAAGATAGTCAGCCGTTGCATCTTCGACTTGGGTTATCTTACCTACCGCAGTTTCCACTAACTTATCTGCGCCTGTGTTTTGTAGCGCCGCTTGCATACCATCTTTAAGCTGTTTTTGTATCGCTTTGCCCGACTCCGTTCGTGGCTCATAATCAAACACGTTTCTAAACTTTTGTTGCGCTTCAAGCACCTTTTCGTCGCTGATTCCCGCCACTTCCTGTATATATCTTGGGAGCGGTAGCGCCGAACCTACTTTAGATGCGTTCGTTAGAAAATCACCAGCCGTATTTACGCCTAAGTCCAATACGTTTTCTAAAGTACCAATAAAGCCGTCTATACTGGTTTCTTCATTGACAAAATTACCTATTGCCGCGTTCTTTAGAACCTCGGCGCTAAGTTTGGCTTTATCACCTAATGACGCCAAATCTTGCGCCACGGGCGTAGGTTGGTTAGGGTCAACTTGCGGTGCAGGATCGGGAGCAGGTTGCGGTGCAGGCTCGGGAGCAGGTTGCGGTGCAGGCTCGGGAGCAGGTTGCGTATCTAACGACTTAATTCTCTGGGCAAACATCTCAGCCGCACGTTTATCACCCTTATTGTGCGCCGCTACCAACGCCTTTTTTAACTTTTCACGCTCATTCATCATGACACCCCATACTGACTTAATATTTCGTCCTCGCTTCTATCATCGTCATTGTTTGGGTTGCTATTTTGACGCGCTTCTTCTGATTTTTTAGCTGTCTCAATTTCGGCATTAACTTTTTTATTTCTACGAAGCATAAATTTTCTAAATGTGTCGCCTTTTTTAAGCTCAACACCGTCTACAATAGTGTTCACTTTAGACACTGACATACCCCGCCCTTGCTCAATAAACTGGGCTTCTAAAGATTGTCTCATTGCCGCCGCTTGCGCTGTTCTTGAGTACGCATCAAACCAATCAGCAAGTAACTCAGGATTGTCGTATGCTTTGGGGAAACCTGCCGCTATCAATCTTATGTCTGCATCAGATGCAATACCTGCGGGTAAGCTGTTAACAATTTCGGTGTTTTGAAATTTAGTAATGTTTTTACGTAAAAATTCTTTAGGTGTTTGCTCACCTAAAAAGCCCCTAAACGCACCTTCTGCGACAGCAAAAAACCCATCTTCACTTAGTGAATTACCTAGTAGCCCACTATCGGGTAGTTGCTCTCGTACTTGAGTAGCTAATCTTGCTGATGTACCCGCCGCTTGTGTACTTGCCCTAGAACCGTCAACGCCCTGTTTTATGAGTACGTTAGCTTCTTTACTTAAAGGCGGTAAATCTCTGAACTGGTCTATAGTTTCGAAGTTATTACCCGTATATTCACGCCTAATTGTGCCATCACTTTTATTAAATACGTTAAAATACTGTTCGCCGTTTTTATCAAAGAACGTGTTGTTAGAGTCGAAGTCTAGCTCGTCGGGGTCTGGTGGAGTAATATACCCCCCAATCTCGCCTAACTCCATGCCCAGCTCTAAGGATTTACCCCACTTTTCTTTATCGCCACTGTTAAGGGCTTCCATTAGCATACCTGTTTCGCGGTTATCCATACCGTTCATACGCAACATAGCATCCCGTTGTGCTATGGTTGTAGCGGCTTCATTAAACATGCCGTTATCGTTAAGTACCTTAGCTTCATAGATAGTATCGAACAAACTCTGTTGCTGTTCGGCGTTCATCTTAGTGTCAAGTTCTCTCAAGTCATTTAGCTTACGAGCGTCTATAGCCGCAATGTTACGGTCTAAGTTAGCCGTGTTAGCTTTAGGATTAGAAGCTAGCATGTCATTACGTTGTTGCATCAGCCTGTCTATACGTTCTTTCTCTTTCTGCTGTTGCTCAATCTGACCTTGACGCGCCTGATTCAGTTCACGCGCTGACTTTGCTTCAAGCGCCCCGCCCACGTCTACATTAAGACCGTTTATGTCATAGTTAAATTGCATTTAACACCTCACGATAATTGACCATATCATAGCCGTTCGAGTGAGTGACAACTGCGCTAGGTAACACTTTTCTGACTTCATCAGCCATGAAACCTAAACCACCGCCTGCACCGCTTACCCAATCCCACGTATATATGCCTAAGCTACCTTTTTTACCAACTTTTTTCACGTTAGTTTTTAGCCTGCGGTCAGAAAAAAGAGAAAGCCCCGCACTAATACCCGTACTTAACGTGTTGTTTATAGCGTTTGCCTGACCTGTGATACCCGCCGCGTTAGCCGCACCGATTTGGTTCTGCATGTTAGCAAGCGCACTACCTTGACCTGTAGCCAAGTTAGCCAGTAGCGTAGCAAGTTGCATTTGTTGCCCTGCCTCTTGACCGCCCAACCCTTGTAAGAGATTAGCCACGTTATTGCTAAATCCGCCGATTTGACCCGCAAACTGCTGACCCAATTGGTTCTGTAAGTTAGCCATGTTCGCGCCTTGCTGACCAAGTTGACCTGCAATTTGCTCACCTGCTCTAGTTCTGCCAGAAGCTACCTGCTGACCAATGCTGGATGCTAAATTAGCACCTTGCTGACCTGCGTTGTTAAAGACGTTCGCGCCCTGACCGCCAAGTTGCGCCGCTAAGCCTGCTTGCTGTTGCAATGCACTGCTTGCACCCTGTGCGGCGTTCATACCGAGTTGTGCTTGTTGCTGACCAATCTGGTTGTTAAAGTCTGCGCCTGCAATACCTAACTGTTGATTTAGGTTCGCGCCTGCCGTGCCTAAATTACTTTGCAACCCTGCACCCGCCTGTTGTAGACCTGCGGCGGTTTCTCCTAACCTACCTGCGAGTTGTGCGCCCTGACCGCCTAGTGATTGCACTAAGTTAGCGCCCGCCTGACCCATTTGACCTTGTAGCCCTGCTTGTTGTGCGCCGATTTGTGCGCCAGCCTGTCCTAAGTTGGACTGAATACCCGCTTGTTGTGCGCCAAGTTGCGCCCCTGCCTGTCCTAAGTTGGACTGAATACCCGCTTGTTGTGCGCCAAGTTGCGCCCCTGCACGACCTAAATCAGCTTGTTGTTGTGCGGTTGAACCAATGACGTTAGAGCCTAGCTGACCGCGCTGACCTTCCATATTGGCAATTTGCCCTGCGGCTTGCTGACCCTGCTGTGCTAAACCTGATAGACGGTTAAACGCAGTGTCAAAACGTTGTGATGCTAAACCCTGACCGAATCTAGTTAGGTCGCGCATGACCTCACCACCACCAAGACCGCCTGTTGCGGCGGCGTTAGCGAGTAGCTCTTGACGCCCTTGGTCACGTATAAAGTCAAACTCAGGACTGTTCATAGTACTATTAATGGCTTGCTGTTGGGCTTCACCACCCAAAGCACCGCTTAGAGCGGCACGTTGTTGTGCCGCCCCTTGCGCGCCTGTGACAGACTGGGACAGCGCATTTACCCCAGTGTCAAAGCCTTGATTTAACTGATTAAGCTGTTGTTGTTGAGCGCCGCCTAATAATCCAGTTGCATCGTTTATACGTTGCTGTGCGTTGCCAAACGACTGATTAACATTACCGCCTGTCTGATTTAGCTGTTGCTGTGCGTTGCCAAACGACTGATTAACATTACCGCCTGTCTGATTTAGCTGTTGCTGTGCGTTGCCAAACGACTGATTAGCCCCGCCTAAACCCTGCTGTAGTTGATTAAGCCCCTGCTGTTGCGCCCCTGCTAACTGACCGATACCCATAGCTGTACCCGCCCTCGCTTGGGCTGTACCTTGGTTTATACGGTTCATAAGCTGTTGGTTAGCCGCGCTTAAATTACCCTGAGCGCCCATGCGTGCGCTGTTCAATATCTGCATAGCGCGATTGTTGCCTGCGCCGAGTGCTTGCTGACCCATTGCATTCGCTTGATTGAAGCCTTGCTGTGCTTGAGAAGTAGCAAATTGTTGCTGTTGGTTCGCCATGCCTAACTGACCAAGCGCTCCTTGCGTACCCTGTTGCAATGCTTGTAGCCCGCCGCCTAACGCACCCTGTAATGCCGCTTCGCTACCCGCAAGCCCGTACTGTTGTGTAGGCTGTTGTTGTGTAGGCTGTTGTTGCGTTTGCGGCATTACATCCTGCCTTTGATTAACAGGATTAGGTCGTTTTTGTGCGCCTGTCTGCATTAACATTTTGTTTGGGTTGTTCATACCCATATTTCCTACGGGGATAGCCATAATTATTGCCTCCGTATGTTAGGGTTGAAAATGTTAGATCGCATACCCCCTAAAGAACCGCCGTTAAATCCCTGCAACATATTTGATATATTATTTGGGTCAAAGTTTGCTTGAGAACCCCCCATGCCTTGCGTGGGTGATTGCGGTTGTTCTGAACTGTATATATCTGGCATACCACTCAAAAAAGAAGAAGCGTCAAAGTTTATACCCTGCGGCTGTAATGCGCCGTAGTCTACTGAGTTGCCTAAGATGGCGTTAGCTTGTTGGGGTGCTAACCCTGCTAACATACTTTGCGCGTTCATATTCCCTTGACCAAGAACGTCTAGCATAGGTGTAAACGCTCCGCCCATAACATCAAGTGACTGCTGACTACGCTGTTGCAAAGACTGCTCTGCTTGGTCGAATCTAGGCAATATTTCGGCTTTCGCTTCTTGCGTGCCTCTCCTAAACTCTTCCATAGCCCTGTTGGTAGCATCCGTTTGCGCTCTTGCCGCATCTTTTGCCGAGCCGCCAAATACCGCGTCAAATACACTACTCATTGTTTATACCCCTTTCAAAAAGTACCATGTCTTGATACTTACCATCTAATTTAAACCCGTTGCTGTAGCGCCCAACTTCTTTAAAGCCCATTTTTAAGGCGAAGATGCGTGCATAGCGTTTTTCTGCGGGGATGTTAGTTATCAAAGTTTGGTACATATCGCTTGGTGCGACTTCTTTAACCCAAGCTATCGCTGTGGCAACTAACTTCTCGCTCAAATTTCTATTTGGCTTAGGTATGAAGGGGTGTATTTCGAGTAAACTTTGATTAAAAGGTTTAAACTGTACCGCGCCCAACGCAAAACCATTTCTGCCAATTACTAACCAACAATCCTTATGCGGGTCTATCGAAGCCGTTATAACATCATCACTTGTGTTATCTTCGGCTATGTCGTTTATACAGGCTAACACAAAAGACTTTAACTCGCTTGCGCTAAAACTTCTCGCCGCTACTAGACTAACTCCCATCCTCTTGTATCATCCCCGCTTACGCTATCCGCTAACTTTACGTACATTATAGACCCTGTTGTGCCAAGTAAATCTAAATATATCCCGCCACTGACCGAAGATACCATATTCTCGGGCGACCCTGAGCCTGTGATTGCAATTCTGCTCTCCATTTGCTCCATAGCCGTTCTACCCTCTGTGTTAAGAACGCCGCCCCCGTCTAAAAAAGGTCGTGTTTTAGGTAGTCCGTCAATCTTAGGCATTTCCTGACCCTTGTTTATACTTTAATTCTAGCCCAAATATGCGACGTTTTACTGAATCGCTTATTTCTACCTTAAATATGCAGAACCGACTCACCCGCCCGTTCTTATGCCAAATCTGTCTGACTTTACGGTTTCCCGCCGCGCCTAAATAACGTGTGCGCGGGTTTTCAAAAGTTGCGCCGTCCCTGCTTATGGATAAGCGTATTTCTGGGTGTGTCGTAGCACGGTTTCCGACGCCTGACTCACACAACACTTCAATAGACGGCAAGCTGAAACTGTTGCCTAAATCGTAAAGCGGTGAAGTGGTGAAAAAACTAATTAACGGTAGTTCGTACTCCGTATATACGTTTTCGTCTATCTGACCAATACGACCGTCTTCGGTGTCGCCTAAAAACAGTTCGTTGTAGGCGCTAACTACGGATTGAATACGGCAACGTCTTGTCACACGTCTATCGCTACTAATTACTTGGCTTTCTCGCTCATGCCATCTTTGTGTTGCTACGTCGTAGATAAACGTCCAAGCGTTGCTTGAGAACGCAATAAACTCATGACCCCGAACGCTATATGCCCAACTAAACACGCCTGCTAAATCTTCGGCGCTAAGTTCCGCAAATTTGTTATCAATAGCTGTAGTGCTTATCTTAACGGGTTCACTACCCATAAACGCCAAGGCTACTGGCTGTTCATTTTCGCCGTTACCTACCCAATAAACTGTGTCGCCTAACTGCCTGACAGAAAAAGGACATGCACATCCTCTAGTCAATACAAAACCGTTTATACGCTGAAAGGGTACTCCCGCGCCACCAATGTTGCGGAAAGTTTCAGTGGTTTGTGTACCTAAAAGGTAAAGTTGATTCTTATATACGAAAGGGGCAACGATACCGTCGGGGTCGGCTTCTGCGGTGAAAAATTGCAGTGCGTTCCAATTTAAACCGTCGTTAATGCCACTAACAATGGCTTTTTTGTCGTCAGTCGTCACAATGAAGTAACTGTCTAAGAAAACTACTTGCTTAGGTTTACCATTAGCAGTAAAACCCGCGTCATTAATAGCTTTGAACTGGTCGTTAGCAGTAGGCTCGTATATGTACCCCTGCCCATCGCTGTTTATGATAATTAGCTGTCTACCGTTATCCGCTAGTGAGCAAAGACCTTCACCTTCTACCTCCCCTAGCGTTGTAGTGGTGTATTCAACACGCCCACCAAACAAAATGTTTCTGTCTAACCTAAATAGACCGTTGCCGTTAACGAAGTAAGGTTGACCGTTAAACACCCAAGCGCCACGATTCTTATCTGCGGCTTTTCGACTAGTAATACCTACTTGAACAGACCCTTGCACTTCAAACAAACTTTCGCTTTTTAGCGCGGCGGCTTGCGGTAGATTAGGGTAAAAATTCACACACCTCTGATTTGAAAACGGTAGTGAATCCGAGGCGTAAAAGCCACCCCCAATAGGTATAGACACGTTAGGCATATTAGGAAGTCCTAAGTATTAGCTGATTAACTTGGATGTTATCGGTAGTACTATTGTTACCTACAAATATCTCTATAAAATCATCGGTAGATAAATCTACACCCCATGTTAAAGCTACCGCTCCCGCTTCGCCGTTATCAACTTCACGTTGTACTGTGCTTGCCGCAAGAACCGTGTTGTTAACCGCAATAGCCGCCGTTAGTATACGACCATTACCGCCATTTTGCTGAAAACTTAATGTGGCGTCTATACGAACAAACCTATCGCGCTTACCTTTGTAAGTAATACGTCCGTTTGCATTAGTTTCGTAAAGTTGTACGCCTGCGGGAGAAAAGTTACCATTAACCGCAACTGGCGTGCTTGTCGCTGTGATTGTTGTTGTCGCCTGCGCATTTAAACTGACAATCGCGTGAGGTTGGGTATCTGCAAGGATATTTACTGCGTCAAAATCCCAACCCGCGTCGCTATTCGAAATAGTGTCTAAAGCAACCATACCTCCTTTTACCGTTACAAACGATACATATCCTATAGTCTCTAGCGCCATGTTGTCGCCGCCAGCCAGCCCTTTTAAAAGTGTTTGACCTATAACGGTTGATAAAAATTGAAGGTTAATAATACTAAATGCTGAAAATTCAGCCGTGGATAAATCCAAAAACACGTTTGTATCTGATGTAGTGTTTAGGCACGTCCAGTTTTCAATTACTAACCGTCTATTAGTGATGCTTGGTGAAAACTCAAAACCATCACCCGTATGTAACTCTACAAGTATGTCGTATATATCTACTAAAGGTTTTGCTAACACACCAAAATCTTTTACCTCGGTAAAACGAACCCAACGAAGGGTTAGCCCCCCTGTTGAATTGCCCGTGGTGTCAATAAATTGACCGTTAGGACAAGAGATACTAATTTCTTTTATGACTTGCGCACCTTGACCGCAGGTAAACATTGTCCCTGTGCCTGTGTAAGTCAAAGTGTTTATACGGTTATCAACTGAGCGAACAACCGTGTTCTGACTTAGTATAAAACGATTTGTAGTGCTGATAGAGTTACTAATCAAGTAATCCGTATCGTTCGCCAGCGTAATTACACCACTAACAGGGTTAGGGAAGTCGCTTAGTTCATTTACTATAGTTGTGCTGTTACTTACCGCGACTTGCGTGTTGTCGATAGTTATAGAGTTACTTTCTTGCGTGACTTCTATGCCGTTACCCGCTTTGATGCGCCTAAACTGTATCGTATCCGATGTGTTGCTAGGGATAATCGCCGCGCCTGCGTCACTGTTGCCTGAGTTAGAAACCTGCATAGCGATAGTAACCGCGTTAAGTGGCGAAACCTGCACCGTAATGCCTGCCCCTCCTTGAACACCTCGTAATTCGTAATCGGGTGCTGAACCCTGCAAGATTGGTGTTGCATTATTACCGCCGACACTATTTAGCGTACCAGTGACGCCTAAGCTGTTAATAATATCGGCTAATGTGGTGCGATATAGTGTGTTATTTTGAACAATAGGAAGTTGGTCGCTGTTAGCAACATCCTCTTTACCTAGCGCGTTAGCTAGCTGTTCAGGTATTGTCTTACATCCCATTGGAATCACCGCCGCCAGAGTTACCGCAAGGATTTACATCCTCACAACATGATGGATAGAAAGGGTCGTTAGGATATGACCCTACTGAGTATTCGTTGCCAGAACCAATAGGTAACGTAGAAGGGAACGCGACTTTACCGACATTTACGCCAAGGGTTTCCATAACGCGCAAACCTTCTCTAGCGTTATTAGCCAGTGATGCGCTAATCGGTATGTCGTAGCCTGTTGCAAGTCTTACCGCTAGGTTATACACCATACCTTCTACTGCACCTGCGGGTACAGTAACAGGGTCGTTAGGAGCATCAACAAAGGTATAGCCAAGTTTCACACCGTCGGCATCTAAAGCCGCCATCATTCGGTTAAGAAACCGTATGCCCGTATTTAACTCTACGGCGGGTAAAGTTTGCTCGTCTGCCTGTACTGTTAGTTCAGACAGCGCATCGCGCACTATAGTACCTGCTGTTTCTACCATGATTTACTCCAAAGTGTATTTTGTACCGCTTTTGGTCTTGCCTTTTTTGGGTTTTTTGGATGTTTTAGCTGAATTTTTAAAATCTTTGTTGCTAGGAGCGCCTTTTGAGCCTTTTTTACGCATACGTTCGTCAGAACCGTTCTTTATGCGCTTACGTTTAGCATGTATGTTTGCGTATAAACCTTTCTCAGCCATGATTTACTCCAACATACCCGTAGTGTTGTTAGGCAAAGGTACGCTTTTCATGCGAGCGTTAACTTTTTGGCGAGCTTTTTGCGCAATTTTCTTTTTTGCTTTCTCAGCCATGTCTTTTTTGCGCTTTTTCTCAGCCGCTTCCATTTCTTTTTTAGCCTTGCGAGCTTTGCGCTTGTCTCTCATGTCAGAAATAGCCTCTACATCTAGGTTAACACCTGTAACATTGTAATTAGGCATAATATACCCCTTGTTAATTGCGTTTATACGCTTTAAGAGCGTGAACGTCTACGACTTTTGACAGGTTTAGGTTCTACGGTTTTAGCTTTTTCTACCGCCTCTACTTTAGCAACTGCGGCTTTTTTAGTGCCTGCGTCGTCTAAACGCCACCCGTCTTTAATCATAGCTTCTGCCGCACCTTCGATGTCATTGACCTCGATAGACCGACCACCATCTTTATAGAAAGTAATTTTATTCATAGTATACCTGATAAATAGAAAAAAGCCGCCCGAGGGCGGCAAGGGGTGACAAATTACTCTATGCCGTAGCCTAAACCCGCAAAGAACGGATTATAAGTTACAAACGCAGGAAGTAAGTCAAAACGTATTTTCTGCGTGTTAGCATCACCATCTGCGTACTTAGATACGCGAATAGAAATGTTATCTTCTGTAGTAGCAACAGTATCGGTGCTGTAAAGCTTAGGTAGCTTAACAGTCGCCATGCCGTATGCTTGTCTATGGAAGAATAGGTTAGGCTGTGCTGTGAAGCCTGCCGCACCTAATACAGTGATTACGTCGCCAGAAACCACAGGAGTAGTAGTTGTGTTGTACTGCCCGTTAGCCTCGTTAATCGCCGCACCTGCAATGACGATTGTACCTGCACCCGAACCGTTTAAGGTTACGTCTTCGGTAACCGTACCACGGAATTTAACTTGCGCACCAGATTGGTCAACGAAAGCTAAACGAGTAGATTGGTTAAGGTAGAAACGACCTGCAACTTCGACTACTGAGCCTGCACGAATAACCGCGTCAGCACTCAAACCTGAAACTTGAATGCTTTGCACCATTGTGTCTTTGTGCGCAACGTAAGTTACCACAGGGTTAGCCGCAACAGTACCCGCACGGCTTGATAATGTAGCATCATCAGATAAAGTGCTTAGCGTGTTGCACGACACTGCGTTCATGCCGCCGAAACTAGAGCTAATCTGCGCACGTTCCCATGCAGTACGAACAAGTGAGTCAGAGGCGTTTAAACCGTTCTGAGCATCAGCAAGTTGTGTAGTGGTGAACGGGTTCATTAGGTAGTACAAATCGTTATCCATCGGTACGCCGATAGAGTTCATCAATGCACCAGCATATGCTACGTCAGACCATGCATCAACCGCAGTTCCAGGAGTTCCAACAGATAAGTTAGCGTTGTTGCGCATATACGACGCAAGAGAAGTCTCAAGCGTAGTAACTGCACGGGTAGCCATCGGCGCTAAAATCTTCTCAATTTGGTCAGACTCTAATGCTTCTTCGATGTTTTCCCACTCGGTAGATACAGTGATGTAGTCCTGCACAGTCGCAGTCGCTTTACCAGAGATGATGTCTGACTTATCACGACCAGAAATGTCACCACTAGGTGTACGGTCTGCATTGTAGTCATGTGGGCGTTTAACCGACACTTGACCACCTGTTGACGGCGTAAAACGCCCTTGAATTAACTGTGTATCAACTGCTTTAGTTACACAACGTGAAGATTCAAATTTTTCTAAGAAGACTTTTGCAAGGTCTTCTACTGTATTACTACTAAAGTTATTAGCCATGATGATTTACTCACTCAAATTTAGCGCCACCTGTCAGGGGAAATCTATCCTTACTGTTGGGTGAACCACCTTTTAATCGTGTGTTAGGTGGGGGCGCATTAGATTTACGTTTACGCGGGTTAAGCTTAGGCTTAACCTTGCGTTCTATGTATAACGCGGCAGTGATAGGGTCTGAGTGAGCAATTTCTAATAAATCCTCAACGTTAGTGGCTAAATATTTAGTGATTGCCGCGCCGTTTTCATCCTTTAGGATGTGCATAACTATGGAATCATCTAGCCCAACTTGAGAAACTACTTGCCCTGCTTTCGCTAACTCGTCTTTAGATATGCCCAACTTTTCCGCTCGGGTAGCGTATGTCTGCGCTACCGTTTGCAACTCCTGCGCTTTTTGCACTTGAGTTTGTTGTTCCATATATTGACGTGTATTTTCTTGCGTTTGTACTTGTTGTTGCCAATTTACGCGGTCTGTTATCGCTTTGTCACGAGCCTGTATAGCCTGTCTAAACGCTTCCTCTGACACCATATCAGGGTCGGGTAGCTCAGGTATTACAGGTTCTTGCTTCTGCAACATTTGACTTTGTATTTTGTTCAACTCGTCTAAACGATCTTGCGCAAGCTTTTCAGCCTCTTTTCGCTTTCGCGTTAGCTCACCAAATCGTTCCTCGACTTTGGATCGCGCCGCACCTTTTTCTTCGTGACTGCCCTCACTAGCGGATTCTGACCCCGCAGGTTGTTCATCTTCAACCTCTGCAACTTCATCTTCAAAATCATCCTGTTCTTCTTGGATGTCGTTGCTTTCCAGTTCAACATCGTTATCGTTTTTTCCGATGTCATTATCATCACGGTCAAACGATACACCGAGTTTGTTTTCTGCCATTTCTAGCCCCTTAATAGGTCACCTTGATATAGCTCAAGTCGCTGTTGTTAAATTAAATTACTTTTTACTGCCTTTTTTACTACCTTTTTTGCCGCCGCCTTTTTTGCCGCCGCCTTTTTTATTTCCACATCCCGCCATTAGTCCGACTCCTCTGCTAGTTTTCCTGCTACGTTACCGTAGGCGTCCGTTGCGTCCTTGTTGACAATAACATCAGCGCCTATGGCAGTTTTAATATCTACTAGCGCCCGTGCAAAAGTAGACATTTGTTTGGTCTGCGCGCCCATCATATCAGTCATACGTTTGAAATCGTCGCGCTGTGCCTCTAGCTGTACTCTTGCACCTTCTAACTCAATACGCTCTTGCGTTTGGTTAATCTTAGCACTATCTACGGCTAGTTTAGACTGCAACTTCTGTTGCTCGCCTTGCGCATCAAACTGTAGCTTCTGCATCTCTAACTGATGTTGAACCTGCATATTCTGCTGAACCATCATCGCCGTTTGCGCTTTCATCTGCTCAATTTCTAATGCAATCTGCGCAGGGTCGGGCTGTTGTGGTTGAGCCTGTTGTTGTTGTATATACGCTTTTTCTTCTTCTGTCAACTGTTCCTCGGGTATCACACCGTTCTTCAATGCCATAGCGCGTGTGCGTTCTGCTATCTTATCGAAGCCCACTGCATTCACGTTTGACAACCACAAGTCACCTGCAATTTGCAGTAACGACGGGTCACGTTCTGCCGCTTTGAGGAACATATCTGCCGCTTCTTGTTGACGATTTTTATACGACTTACCGATGTCGCACACCACGTCGTACTTACCGATAGTCAAATCGTTTAACGTCACCTCTTCACCCGATTGTTGGTCAAGCACGACGTTGTTCATAAGCAACACTTCAACCTGATTATCTTCACGAAGGATTCTGACTTGGCGGGTTGCGTCATATACTTTAGGGATAGCTTTGTTGAGTATCACACCCGTGCGGCATATAGCTGTCTCCATCGCGGAGAAGTATATACTCGTTCCGTTGTTGCCTCGGTCAATTTGCGTTTCTAACGCAATGCCCGACTGCAAGTTTGTGTTGTCGCCCATGTTAGCGGCGAACAACCCTGCACTACGGCTAATAGATTGGTCTGAACTTTCCACTAGCGTCTGTAGCGCCATGTTAGGGGAGTTAGCCCCGCCCTCGTAAGGTGGCGGCAAATTACCCTGCGCGTTATAAAACTGCACGGGGTTCATGTTGGTGTTCATTGTTCTAATAGATTCTTCATGCCCCTTGGCTTGCGCGGGGGTCATAAATATTTTCTTACGTGGTGCAAGAGCTACTTCTTCAACATTACGACTAACGGCGTAGTTGTGTACACGTTGCATATCCATCATCTTCTCGACGACGCCGCGATATATAATCTTACCCTCGACTACCTCAAAGTTACCGTATGCGGGTACGATGGGTACGCAATCAAACACGGTGCGCTCTGGCTCTGATAGCCAACCGCCTGCGTCAAGCATTCTAAAGTAACAAACTTTTTGATTAACCTCGCGTGAGTCCTCGATGTTTATACCCTGTTCGGCTAACTCGTCTAAGATGCTTTCTACTTCCTCAGTAGCTTTTAACACCTTGCCGTCAGACATTTGCAGTAGCGTGACGGTTTCTTCTTTAAGATAAAAGTAATGCCCGATAGTGATAGCGTCGGGCTTGTAGTAGTAAGCTGAACTCCATTGGTCTGTCCCAAGGCTTTTACCACTACCTTTCGGGAACATTTCTGCGTAGTCGTCTTTGGTGACGTAGTGCAACACCATGCCCCATTTCGCATCGCTACCATTTTCTGTTAAGTCGCCCGTGTCTAACCACACTCTATCTTGCGCGTCATGTATCGGCTCGATAAAAAGGTCTTGGTCGAATGAGTCGTCGTCATAGTAGTCATGCGTAATCTGCCATGCGGCAAAGCCGCCCTTGACTACCTTGCGCCCTGCTTGCTCGAATATGGCGTCGGCGTTACTCATGTTGCGAATATTGCGAATGATACCGTTGCGTATATCTGCAAGTTGCTTGGTGGCGTCGCCGCCTGCGGGTCTAATCTTGATAGAAAACTCGGCGTTCTTTAACTCGCCAACAATCTGATTTACGATGGGGTTAGTGCGGTCGTCTGTGTATCTTGGCTTACCGCGCATCTTATTAATGACGTCGGGTTCCCATTGACCATCGCGTTTGTCTACGAAGTTGTGTGCTTCTCGCACTGCACTGCGCATGTCGCGTTGCGTGCCTTGAGCATCACGTAGTTTGGTTACTACATCAGAATGTTTCATTTACTAATCCCATAAACTATCAAAGTTCATTATCGTGTCAGACTGTTTATACATGCTATTCTCTGGCACTTCCATAGCCATTGCAAGACAATCCGCCATATTGGGCGAGACAATCTTGTGCTTACGCCACATTTCATCCTTGCTCATTAACTGTATTTTACCACTGTTGTTGTGCTTTCTCGGTATGCGACACACCTCAGAACGCAACTTATCTAGCAGGGGTATATCTGACGCAATACTGATGATGTCGTCGGGGTCTATATACTCACCCAACTCTATCGCTTTATACGTCTGCCACATTCGCTCGGCTAACTTAGTGTAGTATTGCGCCCGCTTATTAGCAAACATTTGCCTGTTGGTCTTATCACCCTCGGCGAACTTACCCTCATACGAGAAGTCAGGGTCGTCGGGTGATTCACTGCCGCGATACATCCGTGTCTCTGTCTTCATACCGTCTAAACCCCGTGCTACATCATCACGTACAAGCGCACCTATACCGTCACCATCCCACACAAACAAATCTACTTTTTCCTGTCGTGCTAAGCGTAGACCGTCTTGCAAATCGACGTTGCCGTTCTCGCCATTAAACTCGCCTATATCAAAAAAGTGGTTCCCTTCTCTGATGGCGTAGCCCGTAGCATCCTTACCTGTGTCGGAAGGGTCGAACGCCATAATGGTCGCACCAACAGACGAGATGTTTAACTTGTCGGCGGCGTCTATACATGCATCGAAGTGTTCTGGCGGGATGATAGAATTTTCTACTTCTTCTAAATAATGCCCTCGCCATTTGTGGTTATACTCAGCGCGGGATAAGTTTATGTAGTCGTCTTGCCTTTCCTGTTCTAAACCACTAGCAAGCCACCAATTCTCAGGCAAGTCGTCATAGTTAGCTTGAATTACCATAATCGTATCATCTTCATAAAACCCGCACCGCTCTAGCGATGGTTCAGCACGGGCAAGATACTTCTTAGCCACGGCGTCCTCACGCGAGCGTCGGTTCATGGTAATCCAAATCTCAGGCACGTCCAATTCTTCTAGCGTGACTTCATCGTCAAGAAACTTTTTAGCCTGTAGCGCAGTCAGACGCAATGATGCCGTTAATACTCTTAGCGATTCTTCACTCAGGGTTTCCCCCTCCTCAATCCAAATACCGTCGAGTCCTTGAAGCACCCCTTTGATAGATGTGACGTTTCGCTCTAACCCTTTATAGAACGAGTAGCCGCCCGAACCATGTCGGAACTCTTTGTTAACTTCGTTAAACTCAGCATTCCACCCACACCGCTCGGCTTCATCTCTTAAGGTTCTGTGTACCGATTCATTAATAGAGTTTTGGAACTCACGCGCACAGCACCATATTTTACCCATGCGCATTCGGCTTAGTATGTAGTCGGCGGCGAATGTGGTCTTGGTAGACGCACGACCCCCGACCAGTATCTTTACTCGCTTGCGTTTAGCGATTGCCGCGCCAAACTTATCTAAGCATTCTATTTCGCTCATGTTGTATATACCACCTATATCTCAGGATTGAAAAAAATTTTTTGGCTCGTTAGGTACTTAACTTTTTCGCTGGTGCTGTCAGCCGTTTTCCTGTACGCACATACCCTAGCACGAAAAACTTATGGGGGGCGGGTACTATTTTAATGACGCCTATATTTAATAGCCAAAACCTTGGGCTTACGCGGTGGGGGTATATAAATATATTAATACCAGAAAACATAAATCGTGAGTATACCCCCGCGTCCGTATAAATGACCTGTATATATGCATGGAGTCCCTAGAAACCTGAGCATAATCAATCACTTAGCCTCTAGTATATACCTAACAAACCTACCCCCCGTATATATAGCGCGTATATACGTTACAGGTGCATACCGATGATAGCACTCATACGCCCTGTATAGCGCCGTGCTGAGCTATCTATATATAGGATGTATATACGTGCTATCTATTCATCGCTAGGCGCTTGACGTGCTTTCTTGATGCGTTCACGCCTTGCGCTTTGTTGTTCGATGCTAGCGTAGTTTAAACGTCTTCTACTACCATTGCCGCCCGTGCGTATATGCGCCGTTGTCTTCTCACGCGGTAACTCTTTTTGGGGCTTATCTGGTCTAGTGTTATCAGTGCTTTTAACCACGCCTTTAAATGTTGCAGGGGCTACGCTTTCTACCGTCTCATTTATATTGTATTGCTCCACCCTATCACTGTATCCGTGCTGATGTAGCATTAGCTTTGTGATAGTAGAATTATACTGTCCAGTAAGCCCTTTCTCGATAAGAATAGCGCCCTGTTTATCCTTTAATTCATGCATCGCGTCACTAAAGTCATCATGATTTTTTGCCCAGTCATATAGCACCTTTTTTGCTGTCCTTAACAACACTGCTAGCCCCTCAACCGTTGGCACTGTAAACCCTTGCTCAATAAATCCGCCGTTTATGTAGTCCATAGCTTTTAGATATTTTTGTTTACTATACGTGGTTGGTCGTCCGAATGTAGGTTTTACCATTCCGTGCTTATCATAAGTCATATTTATAGCCTGCCTAATTACATTCATATTGTGAATAGTGCAGACTATAGACCATCTTTGGTCATTGTAAAACTACTATCATTCAAACTTATAGAAAACACTGTACATTATTTAACCATTAGTTGATTTGAAGACTTCTCCATAAAGTAAGGGCAATGTATAGGTGAGCTATAAAAATAGCTTAGAATGCGATTCAGGGCGTTTTAGCACATTTTTACTTATACAGTGTTTTATACAGTGCTTTACATACCAAAATGCGCCGTCGTCACAACATTTTTGTGACGTTTTGTGACACCGTCACAAAGTGTGACAACCACTGTCACACCACAAACGCCAGCAATATCATGCACTTACGCACAAAATGTGACAGTGTGACAGTGTGACAGTGAAAACGGAAAAACTTATATATAAATAAAAAAGGGGCTAGTACTACTTATCACTATTATTATTATTCTTTTATATATATATACTAATTACTGTCACAAACGTCACAAACTACTCTAAACCCCTTGTTTTAATTGACTTTTTTCGTGTGACGTTTTCTGTGACAGTGCATTTTTTACTGTCACACTGTCACAAATGCGCCCATTCATCACTACGCCAACAGCTAAAAGCTAATACATATCAGGCACTTACACATAATTTTAAACTTTTTTAAATATCGTCTTGTATATACAATATAGAACATCTATAATGTTTTCAGTGGCGAGAAAACCCAAAAATGACCAACTGGTCAACCAGTCACCGCTCTTTAACAATTCGGATATAGTTTGCACCTTCGGCAGTGTTTCGAGGGTGTACGCTAAAGCGCATTAATAGCTAGTGTGCTTTATCGTACCAACAACCAACTATAGGACTACAAATACTATGAGTAACTTTAATCGAGAAGATTGGCTACAACTAGCCGCAGAATTAATACAAAACGATATTATCAATCCTGCTGTTGAGCAATACCATGTAAGACTTGATAAGCCCATCGAAGACTTAAAAATAGCCGTATCCATCGGGCATCCCAAAGGCAAGCAGGCAATCGGCGAATGTTGGTCTACTGAAGCAAGCGAAGATAACACTACTAATCAAATCTTTATCACGCCGTTCAACAATGACAGCTTACGGGTACTGGACGTGCTAACACATGAGCTTATACATGCTTACTTAGATAACAGAGACGGTCACAAGGGCAGGTTTGCAACGCTAGCGCGTGCAGTTGACTTGCAGGGCAAACTCACCGCGACAACGGCGGGCGACAAACTCACCGCTAGTCTCAAAAGCATCGTTGAGATGCTAGGCGAGATACCGCACACAAAACTAGACCAAAACAAAGCACCAACCAAGAAACAAAAGGGGCGCATGGTTAAGATAGAATGTGAGCATAATTGCGGCATGAAATTCAACACGTCACGCCTACAAATTCGTAACATGAACCCTGAATCATCGTGCATCGGATGCGGTAAACCTAGCGCCTATGCAGTTTCAATATTAACAGCTTTAGAGAATGAATAAGGGTGTATATACACCCTAACCAACTAACCAACTAACCAACCTATACAGGACGATAAAACATGAATTTAACAGCTATCAAAATCACCCTTTTAAAAACGCATAACATACGTACAACGGGCATGAGCGACACTGAAATAAAAGATCTAGCAGTAAAGCACGGGCTACTTAATATCGACCGCTCACCGCGAGAAGACGAACAACCACAAGACGAACAACCACAACCTCAACCTCAACTAAAGGAAAAAGCACCAATGAACGATAACAAAGCACTAGCCGAGCAAATCGCCAATCTTATCAGTAACGCCGCGCCGAAAGCCCCTGAGATGGACGAGAATCGCATTATTGAGCTAATCAAGGCAAACACCCAAGAGCGCCCGCGCGAAGTCGTAGTGACCCCATATAACGCCCCTGATAAAGCGGTAAACGTAGGCGTTACTCATGAGATTTTCGATGAAGCATTACACTGGCTCTCGATGGGCAGTGATTTGTTTTTTTCAGGTGCTACGGGTACGGGTAAATCAACAACTGCAAAACAGATAGCGCAAGCGCTAAGCATGAATTTTTTCTCAATGGGTTCAATCATGACTAAGTTTGAAACCCTTGGCAGTATGTTACCTGATGTGGGTTTTATCGAATCAGTTGTCTACAAGTGGTTAAACGCTAAAGATGGCGGCGTGCTTTGTATTGACGAGATAGACGCCAGTAACCCTAACGGCTTAACGTCCATAATGCCGATTTTTGACTTTGACGGTGAGGTCACATTCTTAAACGGTGAGACACTCAAACGCACAGATAAGCATCATATCATTATCACTGGTAATACGGACGGTGCAGGGGCTAACGCTGAGTACAACTCACGCCTTAAATTAGATGATGCATTTCGTTCGCGCTTTGTATTTATGCGCCATGATTACAACAAAGCGGTGGAAGATAGCATAGGGGGTAAAGATCTTGCGGACTACGCTAGAAAATTCAGAAACACTTTGACAGAAAAACGCATCAAAGGTGCGATTGTTACGCCGCGCACTATCAAGGACGCACACAAGGCAATCAACAATGACAACGTACCGAAGTCACTACGTAAGAAGATGGTCGAACGAGTGTTTAAGCAAGCTATGAAAGATAATGATTACAAAGCTTTGATTAACAGTATCGGCGAGTATCAATTCTAAAGGGGCGTATAGACGCCCTAACAACCTTAAACAACTAACTAACCCCATAGGACTAACTAAACATGAAACTACAAACAGCGAACGATACAAGCGCGATTTACTACGGTTTGCACGGCAAGCAAGCGCATTTTAAAACGATAGATGCATTCATTGAGTATAACGACAAGCAATACTGCCACAATTACGACACAAACAGCGATTGGACGATGCATACACCCGCAAAAAAGCTCAAAGAAATGATTAAAAACCGCGATACCGACAGCAAAATATTTGACCAGTTACAAGGCAGTGAAAACCTAGACAACGTTGACGGGTTAGACACGTTTAACTTAGAACCACGCGAACAACTCACACACGGAACCGACGGATTTTTATTCAATAGCGGGGCGTATTATGCGGGCGAACAAGATTACATGCTAACAATAGAATCCAGACCCACCGAGTCACGCACAATATGGCTAGCATTAGATATTATTTCTCGCGGCAGTGTTGACGCTATGGCTATGACACGGCGCGCTAGCGCGGTGATAAGAGCGGCGCGTACATTGCAAACGTGTGGGTATTCAGTCGGTTTAATTGCATACATTAACGGCATTCACTCGAACGGTAATGCATTTGTATCGGTAGTAGTCAAAAACCCTGATGAAGACTTAAACGAAAACGTGCTAGCGAACACCCTAGCTCACCCTAGTTTTTTTCGCACGATAGGTCATAACGCCGTTGCTAAGTTGATGAAAGATAGTAACGGCTCGATGAATAGCGCCCCACGTGAAAAGGCGGTAATAGGGTTAAAGAACGCATTTGCACCCCATGACCAGTTAACCGTGTTAGACGGCTCGTTTGATTTCACAGAATCAAAAACGGATGAAAGCATAAACGAATGGATAAATAATCAAATCGAAATAGCAATAAAACAAGGGCGCTTATAAGCGCCCTTACAACCAACCTAATAGGATTGAACCAATATGACTATCACAGTATTAAAAGATAATGAACGCATCGCTACGTACCATTACAAGCGCACAAAAGCGGCGCGTGAACATATGCGCGGTATACTAAGCTTTTATCGTGCGCTTTATGCAGGCACAAAACAAAAAATCACAGTAAAAAGGGGTAACTAAAAATGTCAATATTCAAAAGTTTAGACCTTGCTTTTGATGCGATACTGGGCGCTCCATCGCCCAGTATTCAAAAGAGAAAAGCATTCATTGAGCGCAAGCACGCTGAACAGCTACACATGAATGATTTACTATCAGGCGTAGAATGGTTTGTAAAATACGAACATGAGTACAACGAGTTTAGTATTTGCATAGGTGAATTTTGCATCATGCGCGACCAAGACAAAGACAAAATACTAGAACGTATATACGAGCTAATAAGTTACTAATTTTAATTAAACAACTAACTATAGGACGACAAAAACCATGGCTAAAGTATGCAGAAAAAAACCCAATTGGAGACACCCAATATGGAAAAACGGCGAACGCACCCTTGACGGGTACTGCGCATTGCCCCTACCGCGTAAGCCCAAGACGTGCGCAGTACCTTTATCAATGCACGACCAAGGATACGCACGGGCTAAGCAGTTATATGAGCTATCAAAAGCTAACACGCACACCCAACGAAGTAATGATGCATTGACATTGTTACAAGAAACCCAAGGTTTAAAGCTTTGTAACCTTGCGGATTATCATTGCGGCGTGATTGACTTTGTATATGACGCAACACATAACCAAATGAAAAAGGATTAGCTACCCGACCAGTAACAGAATGAAATAAAAGGCATATGGCGTATATACGCTACGTGCCTTTTTTATTGCCTGTTTTTTAGCGCTACGCGCCCCGTTAGCTCCCATGCACGCTATAGCGTGAGCATTTCTTACAAAAAATCGAGCGCTATAGCGTGAGCATTTCTTACAAACTGTTTACGTGCGCTTTAAACAATGCGTCATATTCATCTTTGTCTTCTACCCGCGCACATTTAACTTCATCAACAGTGCCTTGAGTTACAAACGTATGCACGTTGACTTCACCGCTAACACCCCGCCGCCATAGCCTACCAATCAATTGCTTTAGTTGGTCATTAGACCATATAGGATTGAAGCAGATAATATCCCGACAACCACCTACTTGTAGATTTAAACCATGCCCCGCACTTTTAGGATGTAACAGCAATAGCGTGAATTTACCTGACAAAAAATCTTGGAGTCCTGTTTTACTGTCAAGGGTAGTATAACTTGCATTTATACTATCTAGCATTTTGCATAACCTATGTTTATCATGCTTAAACTGGTAAAACATTAGCATTTGCTTACCACTTTTTATTATTGGGGTTATGTACGCACGGGTAAAAGTAACCTTAAAGTCACTGAAATCAACGGCGTTGTCTGTGTCATAATACAAAAATCCGTTAGCAAGTTGTTCTAATTTACCCGACAACACTGCTTCATTTTCTGCGATTATCTCACCTTTTTCGGTTGGTAAAATAAAATCTTTACTAAGTTGTATATACGACTCCATGCATTCATCTGGCATTTTTACTGGGGTAAAATATTCGTTAAGCGGCGGCAATGCGTGGGTGTAATCAGGCATAGCGTGAACCAACGTTTTAATTTTATCCATAATCACACGTTCAGAACCCGCGATAAGCTCCCAGTTATATTCGTTGTAGTCGGTAGGGTAGAAATACTTGCGTAAGAAGTTTTTCTTATTTTTACCAAAGCGTAATCCATCATCTAGCAACATCACTTGGCTAAACAGGCGTTCGAAACCCTCATGCACGGGCGTACCCGTTAACCCTACACGGTGCTTAAAACCCTTTGCGTAGGTGCGTAACTTCTTCACACCCTTACTGCCAGAATCACCAAACTTGCTTATTTCGTCTATGCAAAACGCATCAAAGCCATGCTTATGCTTGTACGTGTCAAGAAACCACACAAGGTTTTCTATGTTAATCACAACGATTTGCGCATTGCTTTCTATCACTGCCTTACGTTGAGCAGGTGTACCAATTGCAACGCCAACATCTAAGTGTTGCAGGTGAACCCAATTCTCATGTTCGCACGACCATACGTGTTGCGCAGGCTTTAGCGGTGCAATAATTAACACACGATTTATTATGTTTTTTCTCAGCAATTCATCAATGGCGGTTAAGTAGCAAACCGTTTTCCCCGACCCCATTGTGGCGTACACAAGCGTTTCATCGAAGTCGTATAAACGGTCTATCAACGCTTGTTGGTCTTTGTCTAGCCGTGAGTATTTAAGCATTTTTTTGTTCCTCTTTTATGCACCATTCGATAAATTCGTTTGCGGTGGCTATCGAGCGCACAATAAATACAGGGAAACCCTTACCCTCTATTTTCTCTATTTGATGCACTTGTAGCTTAGTAAGTTTTGTTCCCGAGCGGGGGCTTTTAAATTCAACAAACACGGCTAACCCGTCACTTATTAACACTATATCGTCAGGCACACCACGCTTAGTAGGGCTAACAAACTTATATGTCAGGATGCCGTGACGCCTAAGCGCGGCGAGGGTTTTCTTTTCTAACTCACTTTCAAGTGCAACGCTACCCTTTATATGGTTTTTCATAATTTTAATCTTTTTTAAAAACGTGTTGATATATTAATATAGTTTGCCTATACTGTAAAGGCAATCAAGCAAACCAACCCAATCAAGGAAATAAAATGAAAAAATTAACATTAGAACAAGGCACACGAGTCAACCGCAATATGGCAAAAAATGTGCAAAACATTCTCAACACCGCATTCCAAGAAATATCTGAACTACACGGTGCGGCAAAAGCGGCAGAAGATGCCAAAACAGCTTTTGACTTGCACATGCAATATAGAGGTCAAGTTATTGTAATAAACGAAGACGGCGGCGAGGGTTCGGTTGAGTCAGCAGTTGTAGTATCTGATGATGAAACGGGCTTGGACGCCATCGACGTAGGTGCAAACATGCTCACGAGGTTAATGGAGAGAATACAACCCGACCCAACTGAGGCTGATGAAGGAGATATTAAAGCGGTCAAGCGTGCGCTAAACAGAAGTGACAAAAGTATTCACGAATCTGCTATGCGTTTAGAGGTGTTATCGAAATTGCTGTATATGACACTACCCGAGGGTAAAAGAAACACGGTGTCACAACTTCAAAAAGCCGTTGAAGAAATGCTTGATAGTATACAAAAAGCAAGCAAACATTAATAAGGGGCGCACCATGAAAGACGAATTAACCATGGTGCAATCGACATTGAGGTCGCGGCAGTTTATTAAATCAAACGCCGCCGCCAACAAAATGCGAATGCACGAATTTTTAGAAGTCTTAATAGACACGTATAAACAAAGCGAAAAGTACTTAGAGGTGAAAAATGAAAATGGGCGATAACACTAAAAGGATAGCGGGTAAGGCGTTTCAAGACCTAACCGCTACGCTTGATGTGGGCAGTGAAGTAAGTAACGAAGAAATACTGGTGCGTTTAGGGGCGGTAATTGGTTTGACTGCCCTATCAATAGAACGGTTTAGGCATGTAGACCGCAACGCTACACTTAAAATGATACAACGGGTAGCACATCAGACCATTAAACAAATAGAAGAAAACCCCAAAAGAGAGGGCTAGCATGAAGCATTTTAAATATGGGGGTTCAACGGCGGGGCGCACATTACAATGCCCCGCATGGCAACTCTTAACAGAAAGACTACCTGCTAAGCCATTGGGCGACTCGCCTGACGCTGACAGGGGTACGCTATTGCACGATTGCATGGAAGATATGTTGCTAAACCCAGATAAAAGTGCCGAAGACTATTTAGGCAAAACTTACAAAGACCAGTTTGTTACTCAGGAAGACGTAGACGAAGCGATAGCACCTGCTATTAATGCGTATATACAGTTTGCCGAAGACAGAGAAATCGAAATAGAACTACCCGAAGAACAAGTAAAGTTGTTTGAAGATGTGGGGGGTACATCCGATATTATCTGCGCCAACACTAACACGGTTTTTATTATTGATTGGAAGTTTGGCTATCATCCCGTGTCTGCGGTTAACAATCCACAAGGTTTGTTTTATGCCATGTGCGCAAGACGCACCCCCCACTTAAAAAGTTTGTTTGATGGTAAAGAATCCGTTTGTACGGTAATCATTCAACCAACAACTGAGAAAGTGATTTCGTATCACTATACATCTCTTGATGAGCTAGACTACTTTGAACATGTGTATCTTGACGCAGTTGGGAACGAGGACGTAAACAAACAAATAACAGGTGAATATTGTAAGTTCTGCCCTGCAATGCCTATCTGCCCTGCTAAGACAGGTCAAGCGGTAAACGCTTTGCGACTTGACCCTGAGATACTTGAAACACTTCCTGATGCGCTTGATATGGCTGACGAAGTTATTGAGTGGGCGCAGAGCGTTAAAAAACTGGCGCACGAACAAGCGGAGCTTGGCACGTCTATACGCGGTTATAAACTGGTAGACAAACGCGCAATACGTAAGTGGAAAGACGAGAAAGAAGTCGAGCAAATGCTCAAGCGTGCGCGTAGTGTGAAGATAGGCGAAGTAGTTCAAAAGAAAATCATGTCACCTACACAACTTGAGAAATTTTGCAAGAAGAAAGGGCTTGACTTTTATAGATATGACGCCTATATTGAAAAGGTGAGTAGCGGAACAACGCTAACCACAGAAGACGACCCAAGACCCAAAGCGTTCAACGCCGCCAATTTTATTGACGTTGTTAACCGTTTAGGTAACTAGGTTAAATACTAGCAAACTAGAAAACTAAATATTAGGAAATTAAAAATGAAAAACTTACCCGCAAATATATCTAACGCACTTCTAGCCATGGGTGCAGTAGCCGCTAAAATTGACAACGCCATAGGTGACTTTTCGTACCTAAAGTTGGCAAAAGACGGCACTTGGGTTCACGGTTCAGAAGATACCGAAATTGATTACAATTCAATGTTCGCAGTGTCGTTAGAGTCATTTTTCGCAGGTTATCAAGCGTGGGATGAAGGCGAGTTATTAGGCGAAGAAACCGACTTGATTACAGAACCCGCTATTGTAAAAGCGCAACTACCTGACGTGGGAGCGCCGTGGAAACCTTTATTGGGTGTTCAGTTGATGTGCGTAGACGGTGAAGATAAGGGCTTGAAACTTCTTTATAAGACTACTTCGGTAGGCGGCATTAAAGAAGTCACAAACTTTATGAAAGCGATAGACGCGCATGTACAGTCGGGAAAGCACAACAATAAATTTGTGCCTGTGGTGGTTCTTGCAACGGACTCGTATAAACATAAGAAGTACGGCAAGATTTACACCCCTATTCTTGAGATTGTGGAATGGCTTGAAGACCTACCCGCAGACTTAAAGCAAGGTGGTGAACCAAAAGCCGAAGCCGCCGAAGAAGTGGCAAAGCAAGAAGTTGTGGAAGAAGTGGTGGAGGAAGAACAACCCCGCCGCCGCAGACGTCGCGCTTAGTACAAACTTTCAAGGCTACCTCGGTAGCCTTTTTTAATCTGAAAACATTCAACACGTTTAAACGGGGTATAGAAATTATGAAAGTACACGAATCTTCATGGCACTACCAAGTAATACAAAACGGTGTCTTATGGCATAGCGGGTGGAGCAACCACAGTAACAGCCTATGCTTGTATTTCTGGCAAGTGATGTGGTGTTTGTTTATGCCAATAGGGACGGCACTACTTGCGTTTTCTATACCTTACTCGTTAATCCTTTTGGCTATACAACAAGAACCCACAGGGTGGTTTGTACTGTATGCAGGGATAGGTCTTTCAGCAACAGTTATAGGTTGTGCGGCTATTCTACTAATAGCGGCAAGCTACATTTCAGAAAAGCGCAAAGATGCTAAAACAAAGAAAATCCTAGCAAAACACGGCTCTTACTCGGCATACCATGATTACGAGTGGCAGAAAAAAGAAGCTAAGCAAAAACAACCTTCACTTTTTCTTTCGTGGCTCAAAGCTAAAAAAGACAAAGTATGTCCTATTATTGAGGTGGTGAAATGAACAACCAAATTGAAGAACTTAAAAACAAACTACAACAGCATAGAAATTCACTAGCTGAGGTCGAGATGGCTATTGCTGATTTAGAGCAAAAGCAAGCCGAGTCGCTTACAGGGCTTATTAAAGACCCTGAGTATAAAGGTGACTGTTTTGCGGTGTTAGTAAATGGGAATATATGGACAACTACATTTAAAAAAGGTTACAAATTAAAAGAATTAAAACAAGGGAGAACGTTCTACGACATCGAAAGCGCCGAGCGTTTTTCTAAACATGAACAACTGCAATACGAGCTGTCCTGCGCTACTGAGAGTGGTACAGGTTTGTATTTTTTATTTTGGAGTACAGAAATCGAAGAATTAGGTATAGGTCACTACTCCAGTTTTTACGTTAGATTTGGTTTTAAAAGTCGCAACGATGCAGAAGAATTTTCATCAAATTACACTCCAGACCAGATTAAATTAATGCTAGGGGTGGGGCTATGACCAACACCGAACTTTTAATAATTTTAAGCATCATCGTGGCGTTTGTTGTGATGGTGATGATGTTACTGAGAGAGGATGAGGGCGAATGAAAAAGTTCGATTTAATTGGTAGACGTTTAAACGGCTACGCGCAATCTAAAGTAGAAGAACGCGAATCAGGGGCTTTTTACAAAGTACAAGAAGTTGACGCATACATAGCAAGACGAGACTTAGAACTTGAAGCTAAAGATAAGCGTATCGCAGAGCTTGAATCTAACCAAGCCAAGCGAGACTTAGAACAACAAGCTAAAGGCATTTGTGATTTTTATAATGACTATTTTCATAATAAATTTACTTCTACGATTTTGGCTGTGGTTAAAAATGACTTAGAAGCTCGCTTTAAAGAGCTACGCAAACTAGCTAAGGAGCTAGACAGATGAAACAAACAACAGAAGAGCTTAAGCAGATTATTACGTCTGCTCCAGAAGGTGCGACTTACTACCTAATTAACCAGTATAATTTTACAGAAGCCTATTTCAAATTAACAAAAGACTTAGATGTACTGGTTAAAGGAATTGATGGGTGGGAAGAAGTTGACTTTAGTATTGAACTGAATGGAAATTTTGAAGCTAGATATTTAGACGACATACGCGAAATAGTGGAGCTTAGAGAGGGTATGGCAGAGCTTGAAGCTAACCAAGCAAAGCGAGATTTAGAACAGCAGGCTAAAGCATTAGATAACTTTAATATTCCCGAATTGTCTTACACAGCTTTTCATAATATTGGTGATGCGCTTATCGAACAAGCTAAACAGTTACGCAAGCAAGCACAGGAGCAAGACAATGCTACTAACTACTAACCAGTTAGCAGATAAAGAAGGTGTGAAGGTGTCAACAGTGCATCAGTCTTACTGGCTCAAGAAAGAGTTTAGAGGGTATAAACCAGTTGCGTTTCAGAACAAACAGGGTGTAGGCAACAGGGCATATATGTGGAGTAAGACCGATGATAATTGAATGGGGGTAGTATGATTATAACGTTGTTAATAATTATCGCACTTTGTTTACTGCTAGGCGGTGACACAGTGCTTGAGCTTATCGGCATGGGTTTTAAGTTTGCCATGCTTGTAGGCGTCTGTGCAATGGCATTAATGTTTATTTTTTTCGCGGCGGCATCCATATGAATAAGAACGATTGGGGTGAGTTAGGCGACTTAATAGACATTCTGTTCGTAATATTTATTTTTATAGTGTGTATGAGAGCTATTTTTTGTTGAGGTATCAACCGTGATTATTATCGACTACGAAACACGAAGCAAAGTAGACCTAACCGTTGTGGGTGCGCACAACTATGCGCGGCATCCTAGTACAGAGATACTTTTCCTTGCACTATATGACGAGAAAACAGATGAAAACATCGTGTTCGACCCTTACGTGATGGATATGCCCGAAGTATGGGTCAAAAAGCTACGCAAGGCTGACTACGTGGGCGCGGTCAACGCTACGTTTGACAGGTTAATACACGAGTATTGTGGGCTTAATTTAGCTTTCCCGATAGTACCGTTCGACAAATGGTATTGCATATCTGCGCAAATGCGTATAAACGCATTGCCTGCCAACTTAGAAGACGGCGCAAAAGCCGCGAAAGTAGCCGACCTAAAGAACCCGCGAGGCAAGCAGTTAATTAAGTTATTGTGTATGCCGCAAGAAGACGGCAAGTTCAACGAAGACCCCGCGCTTATGTCAGAAATGCAAGATTACTGCTTGGACGATGCTATAGCTGCGGTTGCAATATACCGAGCTACCCGCCCAATGATGGCGATAGAGCATCAAGATTGGCTGATATGCGAACGTATGAACGAGAAAGGCGTCAAGATAGACCGCACGCTTGCCATGCTAGCAACGTCATACGCACATGCAGAACAGGCAGAAATTAGCGCCGAGATAGTGAAAGTGACAGGTGGTGCAGTAGAAAGACCGACACAGTACCAACGCATTAAAAAATACATACTGGACGCCATAGGCGTAAGCAAAAACCGAAACGATGTAGCCCTACGCAGAATGATGGAAAAGCACGTTAAGGGTGGGAAGAAAATATCACTCGACAAAGATGCGAGAGAGGCAATCATCACGGCTATAGACGAGGGTAATCTAAATCTGTATGAAGACATCGAAGAACTGATAAGGCTACTCGACGCCGCCAGTGCATCAAGCGTAGCGAAGTTTGCAAAGATGGTAGAACTTGCATCTCCCGCAGACGACCGAGTGCGTGGAGCGTTTATACATGCTGGGGCTAGCCAAACGCATCGGTACTCAAGCAAAGGCTTGCAGATGCACAACATGAAACGTAAGTGCTACACCGCCGAAGAAGCCGAACAAATGAAGTCGGCGATGGTAAACGAGGTGCAGTTAAACAACGTGATGCAGTCGCTATCTAAGTTATTGCGCCCCGCTATCATTCCTGACAAGCACAAGAAGTTTGTTGTGGGTGATTGGTCGGCGATTGAAGCACGCGCACTGCCATGGCTATCTGGCGAGAAAAGCGCGGAGAAGAAATTAGACTTGTTTAGGCAGGGCATTGACACCTATATCGAGGCGGCAAAGGGTATATTCAATCGCAACGACATAGACGAAGACTCAGACGAAAGACAGGCGGGTAAAGTTGCCGAACTTTCGCTAGGTTTTGGCGGGTCTAACGGCGCGTTTAACTCAATGGCGGCGAACTACGGCGTAGTCTTGCCCGACCACATGGTAACGCGCATTGTTAAAACTTGGCGGCGTGATAACCCTTGGGCGGTCAAGTTTTGGAGTAACTTAGAAAAAGCCGCTAAAAACGCGATACGCAAGCGGGGTACACAATCTTTTAGTGCGGGGAGAGTTACATATCATTTTGCACCGCAGTTACTTGGTGGTACTCTGATATGTGAGCTACCCGATGGCACTTGCATACAATATCCCTTCGCCCGAATAGAGCATACTGACAAAGGTGACGGTATTGTTGCCCTCAAAGCAGGTATAAAACCAAAAGCAGATGGTAGTACAAAAGGTCATTGGGGTTCGGTAAGGTTATGGGGTGGATTGTTATCGGAAAACGTCACACAGGCTTTCTGCGCGGCTCTGCTACGTGACAAATTACGCACTTGCTACATTTGGAAATTGCCAGTAGTGTTACACGTTCACGATGAAATAGCGTTAGAGAGTGAATACGAGTATTGCGAAGAAGACCGCGATAGCTTGAAAGAAATTATGGAAGAAGTGCCGTTATACGCCACAGGGTTGCCGCTCAAAGCTAATCCTGTCATTTTAGACAGGTACGGAAATCACTAATAAAAAAGCCCCGACAACGAATTGACGGGGCTTTAGGACACCAACCAAGGATTTAAAACCATGAAACCAAACCGAAACGAACAGCCTCACAACCAAGATAGTAAAGCGGTAGCAGAGAAAAAGCAACAAAAACAACCTAAAAATAATGTAACGTCAACAGGCGTTAAAAAACTAGCGTATGACAAAGACGGGTTAAACACTTTTATAGCTACTGTTTTCCATGCAACTTTTGAGGAAGGTGAACACGTAATCGCTTTCGCATCAAAAAGTAAAATACCCAGTTTCCCAAAAGAAGCTACGAAACTTATTAGCGATGTGTCAAATGCAGGTATCGCCAAGGTGTGCTATTACGGCACATCTACCGTAGGTGAAAACCCCGAGGACGGCAAGCTATACAATCGCAAACAACTCTTCAAAAGTTTGCGGGTAGTGGTGCTGGACGACATAGGCACTAAAATACAAAAAGAATCGTTACCAAAGGAACTAGCCCCCAACTATATTATTGAGTCGAGCGCGGGGAACTACCAGTACGGTTTTATCCTTGATACACCGATATATGATTTAGAACTCGCCGAAGCACTAATCCACCTAGTATATACGTCGGGCTTCTCTGACAAAGGCGGCAAGATGGCTACCAAAGCCGTGCGTTTGCCTTGCGGCATAAACGGCAAAGAAGGTGCGGGGCAGAATTTTGAAGTAAAACTACATGAACTTAATGATGATTACTGGTCGCCAAGTGATTTGTTAGATGTGCTAGACGTAGGCGTAAGTTGGGAAGACGTTAAAAAAGATGTCAACGTTGCCAAGCAAGGCGACTCAGCGCGGTTCGCAGGCACATCGCTATGGTCGCCGATAAAACCAACATCGGCTAGTTTAGATGGTGTTGTAGACCCCGTATTAGAGTACCTATACGAAAACGACCTAGTGTTACAAGACAACGGCGAGTGGGTGACAATACAATGTCCATGGCATAAAGAACATTCAAAGGGCGGTGACAATTTAGCAGGTTATTCACCTGTTGGTCGCGGCGGTAAATACTCTAACTCTAGGGGTTTTCACTGTTTCCATGGTCATTGCGAAGACCGAAAAGGTCAAGCATTTTTGCAGTGGGTAGCAATAGAAGCAGGTATATACGCACCCGTTATTGACAACGTAGCCGACCTTGTTGCTGACTATGCGTATGTCGCCGCAGAAGACAGCGCCTACCGAATACGCGGCATCAGCAAGCCAACGGGCATGAAGCTTAACTCATTTAAAAATGTACACACCAAGAAAGTCGCGGTATACGACAACAAAGGTAAAGAAAAGATGATAGCCGAAAGTGCGCTATGGCTGACGTCACCAAATAGACTTATCGTGCAGGGGCTACTTGCCGACCCGTCATGCCCTGAACGTATTGTTGAGCATGACGGCTTGAAGTATCTAAACACCTACGCACCGCCGCCATGGGGGAAAGGAGACTACGCAACGGGGGATGTGGAAACTTTTAAAGAGTTTATAGAATATCTCGTACCTGACGAAGACCAACGCCACTACTTCACGCAATGGCTAGCGGCAAAAGCGCAAGACCCCACATTCAAAGGGGCGGCGGTACTCATGGTTGCGCAAACGCAAGGTACGGGGCGAACGACCCTAACCGATATGGTGCGTGAGTTATTCACGCCTAACAACGTGAGCAAAGTGACGTTTCCGCAGTTGTGCGCGGCTACCGATGCAAATGCGTTTAATGATTGGTTAGAGAGCGGTATCGTAACGTGCGATGAAATCATGTCTAACCAACACAACAAGCACAAAGTATATGAGTCACTAAAAGACTTGTTTGACCCAAGACCGAAGCATATGGTGCTTAACCAGAAATACGGCAACCAAAGAAGTACAACCGTATATACTAGTTACTTGCTAATGACCAATCATATAAGCGCCATTGGTGAGCTTGGCGGTGACCGTAGGATTTATGTCATTCGTAACCCGCTAATACCCGCAGAAGATGAATACTTTGTAAGCATTAATAAATGGTTGGCACAGGGTACATGGGCGCGAAACGTGTGGAGGTGGTTGAATACTATTGAGGTTGACCTTCCTATGCTACTTGCGCCTGCGCCACGTACAGAAGTAAAAGACGTAATGATTGAGTCTACCCGCAGTGTTGCCGACAGATTGGCAGATTCGATTATCAAGTATAGCGATGGCGTAGTGCTTAACTCAGTAGAAGAACTGGCACGTAGTGTCCTAGAATATAAACTGGTGACTAACGCCGAAGCATTGGCGTATCACGTAGCGAACAAGTTAAAAGAGCAAAGCCAAGCCAGTAACGTGCGAATGCGCGCAGATGGTAAACAAATACGGGTGAGGTTGCATAACGAGGCATTAAAAGAGTTGGGTATAAAATCGGTGGCATCTGAAAAGTCAAAAGATGTTATAGATTTGGAGTGCAAACAACGCTCAAAAATATTTATCGACAAATTAACCGAAGACGAAAGCAAAGTTATCGCCGACCTATCAGATATGATTGATTCATATTAAGTATAGGCGTAACATACACCAAAACACTAGGAGTTATATACATGAAAATCTCAAAAGCACTAAAAAAGGCACAATCAAATTACATTAAACGAAATAAACGAAAAGGGCTAACCCGTGTAAATGTATGGGTTCCCGAAGAAACCGCAGGCGAGTTATTGGCTATTGCCGAAGAAATGCGCGAGGAAATGAAAGATAGACTAGAAAAAGTGGAAGCAGAACTTGAAGCCCGAGAACAAGAAGCTTAAATTTTTGATTGAATACGCGCCAGTGTTGGTAGCATTAGGCTATGGCACATTAACAATACTGGCGTTTACAGTTATTTTCTAAGACTGTTTATACGCCCTATACCCCAACCCTGCTACTATAGTTACACCAAGTAACTCTTGGTAGTTGGGAACTAAGTCTTTAACCGCATTGTTGGCTTCAACAGCCGCTATCATGTACTGAGGGTCACCAAGCAGAGTACCTATAAACGACGCAAAAAACGTAGTTACTAAAGGCAAGGTCATAATCACGGTAATGTACTCGTCCTTCCACGTAGCACCTTCGTTGCGTTTGGCAATCATGTCTATTTCTTGCTCATTAAACACGACTTGCTTTTCGCCTGACTCTTTCGCTTGCGCTATTTTCCCGTCTATAGCCCTAGCCTGCATCTTGCGGGTTTCTCGTTTATTAAAGAAACCTCCAACGACTTCTGCTATCCCCACTACAGGATTCCAGTTCATAATTTACGACTGCTATCGGTTACGATTACCTTGCCTTTCTCGGCGGCAATCTTCATAAGGTGTTTAAACGTTGCGTCACTGTTGCCAACGTCGGGTATACCATCCTTGTCAATGTCTTTAATCATATCCCCGACCAACACACACCCTTGTATCTGATGCGTGAAGTTCCCTGCATGTATGTATATCCACGTTCGACCCTCTACATCTTTTATGTGGATAACCCAACCAAGTGTAGGAGATAGGCGTTTTTCATACTCATACGAACCTGACGGTATACAAGACACGTTTGATGCGTTTCTAAGCCAAGGCAACTCTAAGGTGAAGCAACGAAAGTCGCCGCACTGTAAAATACCGATGGTGCAATCCCGCGCAACCGCGCTGTTGATTATTATCGTACTCATAGCGGTTTATCCCCCTCAAGCACCCGCAAGCGGTCTTTTATTCGAGCAATATCATTCCTCAAAACTTCAACGTCTTTCTGTTGCAGTTGCATATTACCCATCACTTCAGCTATTAAAAGTTGATTATTAGTGACTTGCACAAGTGCATTTTTATTGGCTTCTATATCTCGCTTCATATACTCGCCATCTATGGTCAAAGTATTAATGGCAACCGACACCCCTAGATACGCCGCCGCCGCCGCTAACGCCGATGGAAGTATGTAGTTGTGAAGTATTGACATATAACCTATGTGCCTCCTATCTGGATTAATTTCAGTCATTTAATTTAAACCTCGGTCTTATGCTTGGGATTGAGCGGTCTTTAAACGGTGCGACATCAAAAGTATAACCCTCTTTACGTAAGCGCTTGTAAACAGGTGTAGTCCTATCAAAGTAGTCAAAGGGAATTTCATATCCGTAATCCCAATAACCACCTAGCAAGGGTATTTCTCTGCGTTTAAAGTAACGCTTCTTGCTGTCTATCTTACTGTACCACACCACTGTTTGCTCTTTACCATTCGCGTAATGAGAAAGAACTCTTATATCATCAAAGTGAACGCTTGTGCCGAACCAATCAGTTAAGCGTAAATTCCAACACACGTTGCGCCACGCACACCATTTATACCCATGCCACCAGCGTTTTATGAAGGATAAGTCGCTCCATATCACGCCAAGGTAATCGGGATACCAACCTTGCACAGTCACCCCATCCACATTACGCCAAAACACCCTTGGGAAGTCGGGGTCACACCCCGTACCATTCCACCCATCCTCACGACAGCCAAACAAAGGGTCTAAACCCCATGGCAGTCTATTAAGCTGTTTAAACGTTGCCCAAGCGGTAGGTATCGGCAACACAATAATCGCCAAAGGTAAGAAAATTAATAATCGTGCTAGTGCTTTAACCCACATAATTATACTCCTGTCCCTATAGCAGTAAACGATACGTTTATACTGTCGCTATTTGAAATGCTGTTAATTTGTCTTATCTCTACGTTTATCTGCGCTTGTATGGTGGTCTGATTACCGTTAGATAGAGACCATTGTCGGTCTGACGACATTGACAACCAAGTGTTTAGTGTTCCCGAAACTGTCGTACCGCTAACCTGTGTTGCTCGGACTTCAAATAGTGATGCATCAAGCGGTTCTGATCCATCCTCCCAATCACCAGTGTCCGAAATCCCAGCGCCCTCAAGGACTAAGTATAGACCTACGCTTCGAACCCTAAAAGTGACCTGAGCAATCGGCGCAGTATTCGAACCAGATGCGGTGCTAGGCACGAAGTCAACATTTGGTTGCGGTTCAACTGACCCTGCCTTGTTGCCTATCATGGTCATAACCATTGCCATTGCCATTAGCTTATTCCTGTGCCTGTTATATGAAGCTCACCATTGCTAACACGAACAACCGTAGCGCAACCACCTTGTGCTAACGTCCTAGTTCCTTGAGGTGGCGCACCCTCTCCATTGAACCAATACATCACATCGCCCGATGTTGGTACGATGGTTGTGTTTTGTGTTCCTCTGTTTGCGTAAGTTAAAACGCTCCCAATAGGAAAGTTTGTTTCACTGTTAATGGTCACGCTGTTTGTAGTGGTATTGTCCTTATAGTAGTACCCATTGGAAACGCCAAACGTAGTGTCATTAGCATTTTGAACTGCCACATCGACTTGGTTGTAGCCGACTTCTTTAGTGCCAATTTTAACCGTACCATCAACATCAAATATAACCCCACCGTTATCAGAAACTATACGTAACTCACTATCAGATGCCGAACCCATGCCGACATAGCCTTGTCTTGCGCTTGCTTGGTCGGTAAACTGTATATACCCTGCTGATGATGCACCAGAACTGTTGTTGTCTTGTAGCGTCAATATAGGTAACGCATCTGCAACGTGTAAGATGGTACTTGGGGAAGTAGTACCAATACCAACGTCACCTGATGCGTCCATGCGCATTCTTTCTACTGTACCCGACCTAAACACGTATCCACCCGCTTGAGTGCCAGAAGAGTCAAAAATTACTTGGTTTAGCGAGTTATTTGAAAGAATATCTAAATAATGGTCATCTCCAGTTGTAAACTTATTAAATCTTGCTACCCTACTTTCGCCTATAGCGCCAGTTAACCTAACATCTAATTTTCCTCCCGGTGAACTCGTACCAATACCAACGTCACCTGATGCGTTTATACGCATTCTTTCAGTGCCGCCAGTGTCGAATATTTGGTTAATTACGTTTGCACTAGATCCATAAAAAATACTGCCACCTGCGTAAGTATCTATAGGACCAACAAAGAAATCGTTAGTAGCGTTAAGACCTAGTACTCTAGGTGTCTCGCTACCGCTATCTCTTGCGCGTATGTACTCCGCATTGCCAGACATGAGAGCGCTACCGCTAAAGCGTATCGACCCTGCAACGTCTAGCTTGTCACTAGGACTAGTCGTACCAATACCAACGTTGCCTGAT